CAGTCATAATATCATCAGGTTTTTCTATACCAATTAAATTATCAACAACACCACGCACACGATTATCATTATCTTCTGTTGGATTTCTTCTTTGTTGGAGTGTCTTTCTTGGCATTACTTAATACCGAGTTCGTTTTCTGTAAGGACCTTAAACTCATAACCATGATCTAAACACCATTCTTTGGCGGCATTCCATTTTGCCTGATTTTTAGCATACTCAACGACTTCATAGATATAACCTTTCGTCTTTCTTTGTTTGACTTTAGGTTCGATACACTGCTTAAATGGTTTGATTTCAATAATCATCTTTTTGATTGTTCCGTTATTATCTTTATATTTGATATAAAAATCTGGGAAGTATCTCCTTACTTTATTTGTAGTTGGATCATAGTATGGAATTATGGCCTCTTCACTACTCCAAGATAATATATTTTCATTTGTATCACAATATTTCATAAATTTGCGCTCCCATAGAGAACGATATATAATATTTCTATGGTCTCCAACATATTTTTGAGGGTATAGTGGTTGGTATCTTCCTTTATAGGATGCCATTATTTTGACCTCTCCGTTATCAATCATCCGAATTCTGGTATCGGACATTTTTTTCTTGGTTTGCTTGCTATGCTTTTTACCTTTCCAACTTGGAGGACGCCTATTTAATACCTCCTCTGTTTTTGGATATGGATTTTTATTTTTGGTTCCTTTTTTGCGTCCATTTACATTTTGATATTTTTTAAAGGATTCTCTATGCTGAGATTTTCTTTTTTGAACCTCATTGCTATCGGAAGACCAGTAATTAGTAGTATTAATTTTGCCTGCACATTTAGTAGAACAAAACTTATTATACCCTTGGGTATAGCTTATAAACTGGGTCTTTTCACCACAACACTTACATATACCATCACCATCAGACTTTTTATATTCATCATACAGTTTTTGAGTTGTATATCCGTGTGTCTTTATATGTGCCATCAATCCGCGAATTGATGAAAAAGACTTATCGCAAACTGGACAGTATGACATCTAAATAACTAATAATAAAGTAGTCGTATAGGTATTTAGAGTGGCAAATAACCTTGTAGAAGCAATTACAATGCGAAAGGCCAAAGAGATAATAGGAAATCCAGCACTTACTAATAATTATTTGGTAGAAATACCTCAACTTTCTACCAATATGGTGGATAATAATAATTCAAAATTAGCAAATCATATACTATTATATGGTAGATTGACTGACGATCAATTTGTATCCAGAAAACTTGGACTTTTGTGTTCTGATGCATCATTGCCTACCTCATCATATGCAACTGCAGAAGTCAAAGATAATTTCGTAGGAGTAACACAAGAATTTGCTCATACTCGTTTATATGCCGATACTGATTTTACTTTTTATGTTGATAAAAATTATGATTCTATAAAATTCTTTGAGGCATGGATGGATTATATCTCTGGTGCTGGTGAAGTTTCTCAAAGTGATAAATTAAAACGAACCGGATATTTCAGAAGAATGGCATATCCAGATTATTATAAAGTTTCTGAAATGTCGATAACAAAATTTGAAAGAAATATTAGTGGAGAACAATTAAAATATACATTTATCAATGCATTTCCAAAATCAATGACTGCAATTCCAGTTGCCTATGGTGCTGCTGATTTACTTAAAGTAACTGTGAGTTTTAATTATGATAGGTATGTTATGGACCGTGAAAATGTTTTAACTCCACTTAAACCTAAAGATATTTCAACTGTTAAAAAATTTACTTCAGAATCTACAGGTTCTCAATCAACTCTAGGACAACTTTATGCCGACGACGGAAGCTTCCGGAAGGGATTGGGTTACGATCAAAAGTAGTAAACTTTGATTAAACCATATATCTCAAAAACCATAATAAATAATCACAACTGAAATTATAATGGGTCATCATGCCTTTACCAAAAATTAATACTCCGACTTATGAGTTGGTATTGCCATCTAATGGAAAGAAGATTAAATATCGTCCCTTTTTAGTCAGAGAAGAAAAAATTCTGATTATGGCAATGGAATCTGAAGATATGAAACAGATTACTAGTTCTATTGTTCAAATTCTTGGTGATTGTATTATTACAAAGGATGTTAAGGTAGAATCTCTTTCGACTTTTGATATTGAGTATTTGTTTTTGAATGTTCGTGCCAAGTCTGTTGGTGAAACTGTGGAGGTTAATGTAACCTGTCCTGATGATGGTGAAACTCAAGTTGAGATGGAGATTGCAATTGACTCTATCAAAGTTCAAAAAACAAGAGGACATAAAAACATCATTAAACTTGATGATGAACTTATGATGAAACTGAAGTATCCATCGATGGATCAATTTATTGAAAGTAATTTTGAAACCTCAGAGAAAGGTAGTGAAGTAAGTCAGTCTCTTTCAATGATTACATCTTGTGTTGATACGATTTATAATGAAGAAGAAAGTTGGGAAGCATCTGATTGTACTAAGAAAGAACTTGATGAATTTATTGAGCAATTGAATACAAAACAATTTAAAGAAGTTGAAAAGTTTTTCTCTACGATGCCCAAACTTTCTCATAAAGTAAAGGTTAAAAATCCAAATACTGATGTAGAATCTGAAGTTGTTCTTGAGGGATTAGCAAGTTTTTTCAGTTAAGTATGGCCCATACAAATCTTGAGTCATACTATAAAGTAAATTTTGCCCTGATGCAGCATCATAAATATAGCTTAACAGAGTTAGAAAATATGATACCCTGGGAGAAAGAAATTTATCTAACTTTACTCCAGCAATATGTCGAAGAAGAAAATTTAAAGGCACAACAAGAGAATGGCATTCAGTAGTCAATTACTCAAGGCACCATCTATAACATCAAGACCTAAATTATCGAAGACTAATGTTTCTTCTTCGATATTTCGTGGTATTAAATCTCCTATTGGGTCTTCGACTACAATAAAAATCCCAAAAGGAATGGGATATGGTGGTAAAGCAGGAACAGTTGATCCAAAATACCTCCAAACTAAAACTACATCTATTGATCAAACTCTTGTAGAGACTAATAATATTCTTATAGAAATTCAAAAGCAACTTGCATTTGATTATGCAAGTAGAATTGAAGATGAAAAGAATGCTATAAAATCAATTAAAGCAGCAGAATCTAAAAGAAAATTTGCGGCAAAAGAAAAATCTATAGAAAGTGTTAGTAAAATTGGTGGGGCAATTGGTGGAACTATAAGTAAAATTGCCGCACCAATTAAAGGTATTTTTGATAAAATAAAAGAATTTTTTGGACTAATACTAACAGGTATTGTTACTAGTGTAGCATTTGAATGGTTAAAAGATGAAAATAATGTAAAAACACTAGGTAATATTTTTACATTTATTGGAAAAACACTTCCATTCCTTTTGGTAGGACTTTTAACTTATAAGTTAATTAAATGGGGTAAAAGATTATTCAAATTTGGAAGATTCTTCTGGAGACTTCCTGGTAGGACAATAAATTTATTTAAAAGAATAGGAAGAGCTCTTGGTATAAAAGGACTAAAAGGACCATCAGCTGCAAGACAAGGTGCAAAGGCTCTTACCGCAGCACAAAAAACGGCACAAAAAGCGGCACAAAAAAAGTTGCAACTGGAATTAGCAAAAGAAGCGGTAAAAAGAAATGTAGATTCTTTTGGAACATTTGTTGTTGACCCAAAGACATATGGTAGAGTGTTCACTGGATTATCAGATGCACCTACTAGTCTTAAACCAAATCTTTTTCAAAAAACAAAAAATTTATTTGGAGGACTGAATAATAAATTAAATGAAAAACTAATTCAACCTATTGTTGATATTGTTTTAAAAAAATTGCCACCATCCGTAAGAACAAAAATAGGTAGTGTTGTTGCTTCAAAAGGTGCTCAAAGATTCCTTCCATTTATCAATATTGGATTTTCAAGTGTTGAAGCTATTGAAAGATTGATAAATGGGGATCTTGAAGGTGCTCTAATTTCAACGGCTGGTGCTATTCCCATAGCAGGATGGGCTGCTTTGGCTTTAGATATTTACCGGACTGCGGATCCTGAAGGATATAAAAAAAATATAAGACGTGGTTTAACTGCAGACCAAATGGATGACATAATTCAAGAAGGATTTGAGAAGCAAGCACAACTCAAAATGCAGTCCGGATTTGATGGTTACCTTGGATTGTCTAGAGGTGGATCTGTTTATGGAAGAGGGTCAGGAAATGTTGATAGTGTAAGTGCAATGCTTGCACCTGGTGAAGAAGTTATAAGAACAGCATCTGCAAGATTGTTCAGACCACTATTAAAAGATATTAATGATAATGCCGGAAGATTGTGGACGGCATTCTCTATGGGAATCAATAAACTTTTGATGGTTTCTAAGTATCAGGATGATGTCAATAAAGAATTCTCGAAGGTAATAGAAGATCAAGACAGATATCAAAGAAATCTTAAGACTAAAAGACTTTCTGAAGGAACTGGAGGTGGAAGTAGATCTCCTGCTAGATTTACACCTAAGACACCAAAGGTCACTAATGTTAATGTAGTTCCACAATCTGGTGGTGGAATGACATTTTTACCAATGGTTCTTCCGACTCAAAAATCTAAACCACCACAGATTCCACAAATGCAGAGTCCTGCGACTGAAGCACCAAATATTTCTTCAGTGAATCCTGGAAATCCATTTATGATGCTAACTCCAGAATTATATGGAATAGGATAAATTATGGAAAATCAAGTCACTCAACTAAAACTTAATGTTACTAATATTAAGAATTCTTTATTCTCTTCTAATAAGCAATTAAAGAAACTTAAAACTGATAAGAAAAATTTATTTTTTAAATTAGAAAAGAAAAAAGAGTTAAGAGCAGAAGAAACACGATTAGAGACTCCAAGATTAAGAATTGGTTCGGGATTCTCCAAAATTATGAGTGCAGTAACTTCTCCTGTTAGAAGTATTTTTGATAGAATTCTTGATTTTATTGGATTGATTGCCGCTGGAATTTTAATTAATAATTTGCCTAGTATCATCAAAAAAATACAAGACTTTTTTGATGATGACTTTATAAAAGGTGTCGGTAATGTATTGGGTATAATTGGGAATGGAATTTTAGGACTTGCAAAATTTGTTGGGATATTTCCAAAATCAGAACAAAATAAAATTGAAAAAAATATAAAGGAAACTGATAAAAGATTTGATGAAGATATAAAGGATGCAGATGCCGCAGAAAAAGATATAGTAAATCTGGAAAAAGATATAGTAAATTTGGAAACAAATTTAGGTGAGAATGAGACTGATACTAAGACTGATGAAACACTTATAAGACCTGTAGAATCTGATTCATCAATACCTCAATCAATATCAGAACCATCACCTAAAGAAACTTCTAGCACTAGCACTACTGAGTCTAATACAAATCCTCTAATGCCATCAAAACCGGCACAATCATTTAATACTGGAGGAACAGTAAGGAGTGAAGGACCTTCACAAACTCCTTCTTTAGCACAAAAACAAACATATACACCACAAAAGAGTGGTGTTTCTAAAAAAGTGCAAAGAGATGCTAATGATGGATTTACAAAGTTCCCTATAGCAGTAGATAATATTCACAAATCCACTAAAGAACAAGAAAAAAATATAATAGCATTCTCGAAGATGCTGAAAGATTCTAGAGGACTTGGTACTACATCTTCTTCTAGTGGTAGTCCTAGTGGTCCTAGTGGTCCTGGTGGACCTAGTGGCAACGGTGGAGGTTTAGTAAATATTCCTGGAGGAGGAAAGATTTCTGGTGATGCCTCAGTAACTCAAAGAAATGATCCAGATGCTGAACAGACTGGTATTGACATTTCATTAAGAGATTCTGATGGAAATTTTGCTAATGGAGCACTAATTCAAAATCCATTTCAATCTTTGACCATTACAAGCACTGGTAGTCAAATTAATCCGAATGGGTCTGGATATGGAAATTATGTTACTGGAGAAACAATAATAAATGGTAAAAAATATGAATTATTGATTGGTCATTTAGGTAAAATTTCTGTTTCCAAAGGTCAAATCTTAAATTCTGGACACATACTTGGCACTCAAGGGATGACTGGTAGTTCTACTGGACCCCATGTTACTACACATATTAATGCCTTAGATGGTGGAAATCCTCAAACAATTTTAAATGCTGTTGAAGATTCTTGGATTAATGGAACTGTGATTAAGACAGATGAAAAAAAATCTAATAAAGGTCCCACACTTACTCCTAGTCAACAGAATAAATACCGAAATAATAAGGGCGGTGGATATCGATTAAATAGAAGTATGAATAACCAATCAGTATTCATATATGCTATTCAACCACAAGAAACTTTTGTTCCTTTTCCATATCCAATGCCAATAGAAACTCCGGCACCTTCTTCATCATCAACTCCACAACTATCAGCAATATGGAGAACTTAAGATAATGGCAAGTGCATCTCAAAGATCATCATTTGAAATATTTCAGATTATAAAAAATGGAAAAGTTGTAGACATTAGTGGTAATGGTTCAAGTGCGACAAAGGCTACTACCTTTGATTATTATGAAAGTATTCTTTCTCCAAATGTTACTGCAATATTGACTGTAGCAGATACTGCATCTTCAGTTAAATATGATCCAAAATATGATAGACAAGAACGATCAGGAACATTAAGTTCTGCACTACCACTTACTGGTGATGTAGATGTTAGATTTAAAATTGCAACAAAATATGGAACATTAAATTTTTCAAAAACTCCATTAATTTTTGATAAAGAAATAATTCCAAATCAAGAATCAAATCGTGAAGGTATTATATTAAATTTATTTTCAAGATATTCTAAAGCAACTCAACTTCCTATAAAAACAAAATATACTGGAAATATTACAAATTCTGTCAGGAGATTGCTTAAAGATTATCTAAAAGTTCCCGAAGAAAAAATTTTTACATCACCTTCTCGGAACTCTATGAGTTTTCATGGATGTAATGAATCATTATATAAAGTTCTTTGTGAAAAAGTTGCTCCAAAAACAGTTCCTGCTAAAGGAAATCCTGGATATTTCTTTTATGAGACACAAGACGGATTTAACTTTAGAGCAATTGATGATTTAATCTCGCAAGAACCTGTTGCATCATATTATAAAAACGAAGTTGTAAAAGCAAATTTAGACAATGATGCTAATGACTTTAAGATTATGACAAAAACTGATGTTAAAAGAGATGATTTAATTACTTCTATAAAATCAGGTCTTTATGTAAGTCGTAATATTTTTTGGAATCCATTAACTTGGGAATATGTTGAAAAAACATTCAGACTTGAAGGATTAGAATTTTCTCTTGGAGGAGGTGATATTGATATTCCAAATTTAGAATCTTACGCAAGAACACATTTTCATATTTTAGATATTGGTGGTTCTGACCCTGGAATTGGTTATGAAGTAAACAATAATCCACAGGAATGGGTTGCAAAATCTACTATGAGATATAATTCTTTATTCTCACAAATAATTCAAGTAACTGTTCCTTGTAATTTACGTTTAAGAGCAGGAAATGTTATTAATTGCGATTTTGAGATTATAACACAAGAAAATAAATCAGAAGGAAGTATTGATGAAACTCAAAGTGGTAAATACTTAATAGCAAATCTTTGTCACCACTTTGATGCATTAAGATCCTATACAGCAATGACATTAGTCCGTGATTCTTACGGAAGAAGAACAAAAGGAGGTTAAATGGATTATAATAACTTATCAAAGCAACCATCAAATCATTATCTGGGAGTTGTTGTTAATTTTAAAGACCAGAAAGAACAGGTGACTGGTTCTGGACATGGATGGAGATATAAAGTTGCTATAATGGATTCTTATAGTAGTACAGTAGATATTAAAGACTCTGAAATTGAATATGCGATTGCATTACTACCTTGTACATCAGGTAGTGGTGGTGCTAATCGTAGTCAATCAGTAAGAATATCACAGGGGGATGTTGTTATACTTATAAAAATTAGTGGTATTCCCCATATAGTTGGTGTATATAGTAGAACCAATAGGATTAAATATGGGACTGGGAGATTTGATGCAAAATCTGGATTTTATGGAAAAGATCAACCAAAAAATCTTCAGGGGAGAGGAGAAACCAACTGCCAAGAGGGACCTTGTGTTTCTAGACCATTAAATACAGGTTCTGGAAGTGATAAGTCTAAAAAAAGAGAAACCCCAAAGCAATAAATACGAACATGAGGAGGAAATTGTAAATGAAAATTTATGTTACTGATATAGTTGATGCTGATGGAAATAGAATATACTACAATCCAAATAAATCTACTCCAGAACAAATTGACACGGGACTACTAACACCAGATCAGTATGAAAACATAGAAAGGGGAGAAATTATAGAAATTAGTGCAGAGCAACTTGAAGCACTGGTATCAGACAAAAAACAAGGTAAAGACCCATGTAAGGTTCCAGAATCAACAACAACGGGTAAGACAATCATACAAGCAGATCCGTGTAAGGATAATACGTTTGCAAGAATAGAAGCATATCTAACAAACTTTTTCGACAAGATTACTCAAGTTGGTAATGCAATACTAAATCTTCCAAATGAGATAAAGTCTGTCGTCAATTTAATCGGAGATACTATAACCGGATTTGTGAATAAGATGGTCGGTTCTTTGAGTGATGCATTGTCTGGATTAATTAAAAAAGGAATTGGAAAATTTGTAGAATATCTTAAGTCTCTAGATTTCGGTACTGGATTTATCATTGAGAAATTAACTCCATTAATTGGTCTTGTCCAAAAACTCTTTGATGGTTTATTCTGTGCGGCAACAAAAGTCATGGAGGGTGCAAAAGATGTAATGACAGATTTGATAACTAATGCAGTCCAAAATGTTTTAAATGCCGGTTCTTGTGTTGTTGAACAGATTGTAGGTGCATTCACGAATAATCTTGTAAATATTGTTGATTCTATTGCCGGACCACTATTAGGACCAATAGCAAAAATTCTAGACCCGATTGGTTTTATATTTAAAATAAAAGATTTCCTACTTACTGGAGTCAATGCAATTAGAAAAATTGCCAATTTATTTGAATGTGATGAAAAGAAAATTTGTCCTGCAAGTAGTAAGTATATAATTGATAAAGGATTGTTTAAGGATAAAAGTGAGGAAGATGAAGAAAGTGCTTTCAATAGAATTTTTAGTGGAACAGCAATATCTCAAGGAGCAGAAAATCTTGTAGGTGATTTTGAAGAAAAGTATGGTAAATGGACTGTATTTGGTGCTCCATTAAGTGAGGCATCTAATCTTGGACCTTGTGACTTTGGTAATGTTTCACAATGTGGATTACCAACCGTAAGTTTCTTTGGTGGTGATGGACTTGGTGCTGCTGGTAGTGTAATTCTTGGAAAAATTATTAATAATGTTGATACTGAAGATGCCGTAGGTTCTGTAGTTAAAGTTGGAAGTATAGTTGGTGTAGAGATGACAAATCCTGGACAGTCATATACAAGAGCACCACTTGTAACTTTCCAAGATAGTTGTAATAAGGGATATGGTGGATATGGTCGTGCAATTATTGACCAAAATCCATCATCACCTACATTTGGGCAGGTGACTTCTGTCGTCATTACAAGTGAAGGTGAAAATTATCCTGCTGATATTGGAGAACTTCCACTTTATATTGTAGATGTTATTATTGAAAATCCTGGACAAGACTATGAAGACGATGATATAGTTGTAATTCCTGATACACCTGATACAGAAGAACCTGTAGTTGATATTGAAATTGTTGATGGTCAAGTTACGAGAGTTGATGTTAAAGAAGGATTTGCATTTAATGGACTACCAGACCTAAATATTGAGAGTAGCACTGGTTTTGGTGCAGTATTGAGACCTATTATGTCAATTGTTCAACCAGATCGTCAAGATGGTCAAGGTGAAATTATCCAAGTTATTGATTGTGTGAGTTAATTATGGCACAAGAAACAAGAACTACTGATATATTTGGTCCAAAATTAGTAATTGAAACTGGTAATCCCCAAATGGGGAGTGCAGGTAGAACAGCATTTACTATGCAATCTACCACTGATGAAGGAATTAGATTCATTCAATCTCATAGTGAGAGTGGAATGAGTAAAATAATGTCCGAAGGATTACTACAGGTTGAAACTGGTGCATCTTCATTAGTTAATGAAGATCAAACAACATTTCAGTTTGTAGCACACAAAGGAGATTTTGCGGTCAATGCCGATAAGGGACATGTAAAAATATTTGGAAAGCAAATTGTTCTTGAAGCTAGTCTTGAAGTTGTGATACAGGCACCAAAAATAAGAATAGGATATGAACAGGAACATAAAACAAAAGATATTAAAATACTTGGTCAAAGTGTAGATGTTAAATCACAAAAAGGAAATTTGGCAGATATATTACAGACAAGTTCTTTCTTAAAAACATTTATAGGAAGTCCAGTTTTTGATTTAGCACTTAAAGAAATAGGTTCACCCTTAGGTTAAAAATGGCAAATATTCCTTTACCATCAAATATAGTATTTACAAGATCGGGTGATTCTTTATTTGAGAATGTTACTATATGGGGAAACACTAATTTAAATACTCTCAATGTATATGGAGAGTCATTATTTTATGAGGATGCCACCTTCAAGAAAGATGTAAGAATTGAAGGACTTTTAGATGTTGATTTCTTATTAGTAAGAACAAGACTTGATGTTGGTATAGGTGGAACAGCACTTAATATTGATGTAAGAACGAGAAATATTGGAATATTTACTTCTACTTCAGATGATGGAACCAGACTTTCTTTTGGTTCTGGTGAAGAGGCATTAAATATTGATACAAGAACTGAAAAGATTGGTATATTTACTGCAACTCCAATACAAAAGTTTCAGTTTAATTCTGAAGATGATAATACATTTGTAATTACTGACGAAGGAAGAGTTGGAATTGGAAAAACAAATCCCGAATTTGGAATTGTTGGACTTAATACGGCAGCACAAGGAGAATTAAAACTTGATATTGATGGATCAATTTCTATTGCAAGAAACATTTATGATTCTGCCGGTGCTCCTGGAATTAATGGATATTATTTAAATCGTGATGCAACTGGAGTTAGATGGATACAGGCTTCTCCTGTTGATCAACTCGGTATTTTAGTTCAGGATGAGGGAACTTATATTCCAAATCCTGGAACTGCACAGACATTTTTTGCTCTTAATTTTGTTCAAATTAATAGTGGTGGTATAGGAACAGATACAATCATTCCAATTCCGGATCCAGATAATGCTACTGCAATTGCCAGAATACAATCTCAAGATTTATGGGGATATAATGGAGATAATATCTATAGATTATCAAATGTTGGTGTTGGAAAAGATAATCCTACATTTACTTTAGATGTTAATGATACCTTGAATGTTGATGGTGATACAACTCTTAATGCAACTCTAGATGTTGATGGTGATACAACTCTTAATGCAACTCTAGATGTTGATGGTGCCACTACACTTAATAGCACTCTAGATGTTGATTTAGGTACAACACTTAATAGCACTCTAGATGTTGATGGTGCCACTACACTTAATAGCACTCTAGATGTTGATTTAGGTACAACACTTAATAGCACTCTAGATGTTGATGGAGTTTCTACATTTAATGATGCAACAGATGCTACTAGCACGACAAATGCATCAGTTCAAATTGATGGTGGTGTAGGAATAGTTAAGAAGTTATTTGTTGGTAGTGATACAAAAATAGAAGGTACAACGGACTCCACAGATAAAGATACTGGAGCACTTGTTGTTGAAGGTGGTGTTGGTATTGAGAAAAATCTTAATGTTGGAGTGAATGCTAAAATAATTGGAACTTTAGAATTAGAAAATTCTTTAATTGATTTAAATCAAGAAACTGGAGTTAATGGTAAAGATTATCGTTTATCATCTGTTGGGAGTGGAGTATCTTGGAGACCATCAGGTGTCGAAACACAAAATACTATTTGGGTGTCTAAAAATGGAAATGATGCAAACAGTGGATTATTAGAAGGTGATGCTAAAGCAACTGTTGGTGCTGCTGCTTCAATTGCACAACCTGGTGATACTATTAAAATTCGTCCTGGTCGTTATGTAGAAAATAATCCGATTGGTCTTCAGAGAGATGTATCTATTACTGGTGAAGACATAAGATTAGTTACGATTGAACA